AGTGCTGTTCCATGAGCGGATTCGTAGCCAGCGGCCCCGTCGCCAGCGGCCATATCAACACCGACACCTTCTGGCCCTCGATTGATCTCGACGAGCTGCGAGCCACCCTGCGGATCGATGCCAGCGTCACCGCGCCACGTTTGGAAACAGCCGCCGTTGCCGCCGCCATTAGCGTCAACCGCGAGTTGAGCGGATGGCGCGCCATTCAGCAGGCCGCAGGCCACGCCGAACTGGCAGACGTTCCCGGCGAAAAAATCAACGGCATATCTGTCCGGGTGCACCTCTACCGCCGCGCCATCGAAGCCGCCACTGGCGCCGAGGTGTGTGAGCGCTATCGCTCCTACGACAGCACCAACAGTGGCAACCAGAACGCCGAAGACATCACGCCCAACATCGACGATTACCGCCGGGACTTGCGCTGGGCCGTGCGTGACTTCCTCGGCATCAACCGCACGACCGTGGAGCTGATCTGATGCCCGTCACTGTCCGCGCCTTTCAAAACGACACCGTTGACGCCCTGTGCTGGCGTCACTACGGCCGCACCGCCGGTGTGACCGAAGCAGTACTCGAAGCCAACCCTGGCCTGGCCGACTACGGGCCGATCCTGCCCCAAGGCGTGGCCGTGCAAATGCCCGAAGCCCAGACGACCGCGCCACAGCGGCAGATGGTGAACCTATGGGACTGACCACCTCCAACCAAGGAACCCCGCGCCATGGCTGATCCGACTTCCAGCGCCGTGACTGGCGTTGTCATGGGCCTCGGCCTGGCTACCGCTATGCCAATCATCGACGGAGAAGCCCTGTTCGGCGCGCTGCTCGGTGCCTGGCTGGTGACCAGCACCAAGCACGACCTCAAGGTCTGGCAGCGGCTAGGTTCGCTGTTTCTGTCCGCCGGCGTCGGCTACTTGTTTGCGCCGATGGCGTTGCAGCTGATGCCCTTTCTTACCAGCGGCGGCGCGGCGTTCGGCTGCGCCCTGGTCATCATCCCGATCAGCATTAAAGCCATGGTGTGGGTGGAAAAGGCCGACCTCTGGGAAATCGTGAGACGTATCAGAGGAGGTAGCTGAGCATGCTCACCATCGAACTGATCATCCCCCTGACCACTGCCCTGGCCTACCTGCTCAGCGCCCTGCGCCTGGCTTGCTACAGCCGAGGCGCCGCACGGTTTCGCCGGGGTATCTCGCTGCTCGCCAGTCTGTTCGGCGCCTCCCTGTGCCTGTGTGGCCTGGAAATCATTCTGTACCGGCCGCCGGTAAGCCTTTGGCACGCCGTCGCTACGGTGCTGCTGTGCACCCTGATTTTTCGTTCTCGCGGCAACGTCGCCGCCCTGTTGAGGCCCAGCGCATGACCATCACGTTGCGTCACGGCGACCGCTCCCAGGCGGTGCGCATCCTGCAAAAAAATCTGAACGACCACGGCGCCAGGCTGGTGGTGGACGGCGACTATAGCGATTCCACCGAGGCCGCCGTGCGGGCGTATCAGTTGAAAGTCGGCTTGGTCGCCGATGGCGTCGCCGGCGAAAAGACCCAGACCAGCCTGGCCGGCGGTAACTGTCAGCTGCTGTTGAGAAACGAAGACCTGGTGCAGGCCGCGCAGGTCCTCGACGTACCGCTGGGAAGCGTCTATGCCGTCAACGAGGTTGAATCGAAGGGCAAGGGCTTCCTGCCGAATGGCAAGCCGGTGATTCTGTTCGAGCGGCACATCATGTACCGCCAGCTCGCCACACCGCGCCATGAAGGCGACAACCTCGACGAACTCAAGCGCCACGCCGACCAGCTGGCCGCCGCCAATCCGGCCATCGTCAACCCGAAGTCCGGCGGCTATGCCGGCGGTACTGCTGAGCACCAACGCCTGAGCCATGCGCGCCTGATCGATGACACCGCCGCGCTGGAGTCCGCCTCCTGGGGCGCGTTCCAAATCATGGGCTTTCACTGGCAGCGTCTGGGCTATGTCAGCGTGCAGGCGTTCGTCGAAGACATGAGTGCAGGCGAGTCTCAACAGCTCGCCGCCTTCGTGCGTTTCATCCAGACCGACCCGGTGCTGCACAAGGCCTTGAAAGGCCGTAAATGGGCCGAATTCGCCAAGCTCTACAACGGCCCGGATTACCAGCGGAACCTGTACGACATCAAGCTCCAGCGCGCATATGAGCGGCACGCTGAGTGCGGTTGCGGCCAGGCGGTGGCGGCATGATCGATCTGGAGGCGGTGCGCAAACTGGATGTTCAGGACGGCAACCTGTTGGTGGTGCCGGAAAATACTGGGCAAGCCGATATGGAGCTGCTGTGCGAAGCCCTGGCTTACATGACACCCGGTTGTCGGGTCGTCATCGTACGAGGTCCGGTTGAGCTGCTGGACGTCGGCGGCATGAACAAACTGGGCTGGTACCGCGCATGAGCACCCTGCGCCAGGCGCTGTACGGCATCGCCCTGCTGGGCGCCCTGGCTCTGCTGATCTGGGGCCAGGAACAGCGCCTCACCGTAGCCGAGAAGAACACCGAGCTGGCGGAGAAGGACACCAAAACCGCCCGCGCTGAAGCTGACAGGCTGCGCACCATGGTCGGCACGCTGCAAACCACCCTGAACGCCGAACGCGTTGCCCAAGCCGCCCTGCGGACCCAGCAGGATCAGCTACGCCAGGGCCTGGCAAAGCGCGAGCAAACCATCGAGGCGCTGAAACGTGAAAACGAAGACCTTCGCAACTGGGCTGACCAGCCTTTGCCTGAGCTTGCTCGCCGGCTGCGCGAGCGCCCCGCCCTCACCGGCGCCGACGCTTATCGTCAGTGGTTGTCCGGCCGTGGTGCCCTGCACCCTGCCGGCGACAAGCCCACTCGATAACGGCGATCAGCTCTCCGACCAGGACCGCGTCGAAGCCGCATGGGCTGAATGCGCCGGCCAGGTAGACATGGTGTTCAACCATCAACAGGCAGCCCCATGAACAAACCCGAGAGCCTGCGCGCCCACCTGCTGGCGACCGTGGCAGAACTCAAGCACAACCCCGACCGGCTGCTGATCTTCATCGACAACGGCAGAATCCGCTGCACCGCGGCTGCCTCGCTGTCGTTCGAATACAGCTTTGATTTACAGGTCATCCTCACCGACTATGCCGGTCACCCCGACAGCGTCATGTTGCCGTTGCTGGGCTGGCTGAGCGTGAACCAATCCGAGCTGCTGGAGAACCTGAACAAGTCCGCCGAGGGCATCCAGTTCGAGGCCGACATCCTCGACAACAGCAAGGTGGACCTGAGCCTGACACTGCCGCTGACCGAGCGTGTGGTTGTGGGAAAAGACGCCGACGGTAATACCACCGTCCACCATCCTGGTGAACCTCGGCAGGTAGCCGCGTTCCTCGATCCGGCGTGGATACCTGGCGCCCAAGGCACCGGCAGTGAATGGATCGTGCCGAAGTGACCAACCGATTGGAAACGCTGGAGGACTGGGCGGCCGGCCTGCTGGGGCAACTCGAACCGGCATCGCGCAACAAACTGGCCCGCAGCATCGGCCAGGCCCTGCGGCGCAGTCAGCAACAGCGGATAATCGCCCAGCGCAACCCGGACGGCAGCAAATACGCGCCGCGTAAGCAGCGCAACCTGCGGGGGAAACAAGGACGGGTGAAGCGAAAGGTACAGATGTTTCAGAAGCTGCGCACGGCGAGCTTTTTGAAGGTCCAAGGTGATGGAAATGCGATAAGCGTTGGATTCACGGGACGAATTGCACGCATTGCCCGGGTGCATCAACACGGCTTGAAAGATCGAGCTGAACGCGGGGCACCTGACGTGAAATATGAGCAGAGGGAAGTGCTTGGCTTTACCGACGCCGAGCACGACCTTATACGCGACTTTCTCGTTGACCATTTCGCACAGCTTCAGCCTTGGTAGGAGTTGGCCAGAGCGGAAGACAATGTCGATGCTTGAGAAAGGTTAAGTCGGCACCGATTTAAGTTGATATGAATATGAAATGCTCCCTCAGGCTCATTGTATTCGCAATGGATATCGCGCCCCTCGCAAAGGCGAGTGCATTCCCCTATCAATTGATCAGTGACGCGCTGTCGTCCCAAGTCTTGCTTATTTACGGTGTAATCGTGAGCCATAACCCCAGATACAAAGGCTTTTTGAACACTGATATTGATCAGTTGGTCAAGAATCGCAGGAAACTCAGTCATATGACGCTCCGTCAATGCCTATGCGCGAAATTGCGATCAGGTAACCACAAAATAAGCTACCAATAAGTAGCCGTCAATAGCGATTTAAGAATGTTTTAATAACGACTTAAGAGCGCGATTAGGTCATGGGGTGACCTTCAACTTGTAGCGTTTGGCTTTACATTCCGACGCTGCGGCATGAGCTGTAGAAGCGCGCCAACATCGGCGCCATGAACGACTTAGCCACCCTCGCCCGCCTGATCGAAAACCTCATCCGCTTCGGCACCATTGCTGCCGTCCAGATGCAGCCCCCGCGTGTGCAGGTCAAAACCGGAACCCTGACCACTGCCTGGCTGCCGTGGATCGCCCTGCGCGCCGGTGCTGACCGGGAGTGGAACCCGCCGACTGTCGATGAACAGGTTTTGCTGTTCAGCCCCTCGGGCCAGCTCGGCAACGGTGTCGCCTTGACCGGCCTTTTCAGCGACCAGATCCCCGCCAACGGCGACCGCGAAGGCCTGCACCGCGTCACCTACCGTGACGGCACGGTGATCGAGTACGACAGCGTCGCTCACCACCTCAACGCCACGCTCGCCGATGGCGGCACCACCAACCTGGTCAGCACCGGCGGCATCAACATCGTCGGCAACATCATGCACCAGGGCGATTACACCCAGACCGGCAACCAGAATGTCACAGGCACTGTCACCGTCTCGGTTGACGTAGTGGCCGCTGGCATCAGCCTGGTGAAGCACCCGCACGGGGGCGTCATGCCTGGCAGCGGCAAGACGGGGAGACCGGAATGAACCGACACACCGGCGGCGCCATCAGCACCGGGGAAAGCATCGCCCAATCTATAAGCGACATCCTCAGCACGCGCATTGGTACCCGGGTCATGCGGCGCGAATACGGCAGCCTGTTGCCCGAGCTGGTTGACCACCCCTTCAACGACATCACCCGCTTGCAGGTGTACGCGGCCACCGTCATGGCGCTGATGCGCTGGGAGCCGCGTATCAGCCTGAGCCGCGTGCAATTCCTGGGCGCCACGCTGCAAGGTCAAACCTCGTTGGACATCGAGGGCAGCATCGTCGATAGCAACGAGCCGCTGAGCCTGAGCGTGCCTCTGAACCTGGGGGGTAGTGCATGAACTCATTCGTCGCGATTGACCTGGGCCAGCTTCCCGCGCCCGAGGTCGTTGAGCAGATCGATTACGAGCAGATCCTCGCGGAGCGCAAGGCCTACGCCATCAGCCTCTGGCCGGTCGAGGAACAAGCCGTGATCGCTGCACAGCTTGAGCTGGAGTCTGAACCCCTGACCAAACTGCTCCAGGAAAACGCCTACCGCGAAACGGTGTGGCGCCAGCGCGTCAATGAGGCGTCCGTCGCAAACATGCTGGCCCTGGCAAAGGGCAGCGATCTGGAGAACCTGGCCGGCAATTACAACGTCAAGCGCCTGGTCATCCAGGCCGCCAAGCCCTCGGCCGTGCCGCCGGTTCCGTTGCTGATGGAAAGCGACGACAGCCTGCGGGAGCGGGCTCAGATGGCGTGGGAAGGATTGAGCACTGCCGGGCCGCGTAACAGCTACATCTTCCATGCGCGCTCTGCTGACGGACAGGTTGCCGACGCCACTGCCGAGAGCCCTGCCCCGGCCGAAGCGGTGGTGACGGTGCAATCAATCCTGGGTGACGGCAGCGCCTCGCTCGCGCTACTGGCGAAGGTCAATGCCTACCTCAGCGACGACGACCGCCGCCCTGTCGCGGATCGGCTCACCGTGCAAAGCGCCCAGGTCATCAACTACCAGGTCAAGGCCAAGCTGTTTCTCTCGACGTCCGGCCCTGAGAGTGAGTTGATTCTCGCGGCAGCCAATGCGCAGTTGCTGGCCTTCGTCCACCAACGGCGCCGCCTGGGCTTGGAGGTTTCGGAATCAATTATCCACGCTTCGCTGCACGTCGAGGGTGTGCGCAAGGTCGTGCTGGAAGATTGGGCAGATATCGTTGCCACGAAGTACCAGGCCCCGTACTGCACGGCCATCGACTTGGCGGTGGGGGTTGAATAATGGCTGACGCGCCCCTTCTCCCAAGCAATTCGACGCCGTTGGAGCGGCAAGCGGCTCAGGCGCTGGCGCAGATCCAGCGCGTGCCGATCCCGTTGCGCACGCTGTACAACCCCGACCTTTGCCCGCTGCCCCTTTTGCCCTACCTGGCCTGGGCCTTCTCCGTGGATCGCTGGGACAGCAAATGGACCGAAGCGGCCAAGCGCGCCGCCATCCGCAGCGCGTATTACATCCACTCGCGCAAAGGCACCATTGGTTCACTGCGCCGCGTCGTAGAACCGCTCGGCTACCTGATTGAAATCATTGAATGGTGGCAGACCGTGCCGGTCGGCCCTCGGGCCACCTTCAAGCTCAAGGTCGGCGTGCTGGACACCGGTATCACCGAAGAGATGTATCAGGAACTCACCTGGCTGATCGACGATGCCAAGCCCCTGACACGCCACCTCACCGGGCTCGCCATCAGCCTGGAAACCACGGGCCTTGTTCATATCGGCGCCTGCATCACCGAAGGCGACGAAATCGATATCTATCCACCCACGCAGCGCGACATCGAGGTCACGGGCTATATCCACCAGGGCGGCCGTGAGCACCAGATAGACACCATGGACATCTACCCATGACAGACCAAAACACCCAGTTTTTCGCCATTCTCACCGCCATCGGCAAGGCCAAACAGGCCAACGCCGACGCCCTGGGCATCCCCTGGACGTTCGCGCAAATGGGCGTCGGCGATGCCAATGACACCGACCCGATCCCCAACGAGCAGCAAACGCGGCTGATCAATGAGCGCAGGCGTGCCCCGCTGAATCAGCTCAGCGTTGACCCTGCCAACCCCAATATCATCATTGCCGAGCAGGTCATCCCCGAGAACATCGGCGGTTGGTGGATTCGTGAAGTCGGTCTGTATGACGCTGAAGGTGACCTGGTTGCCGTGGCGAACTGTGCGCCAAGCTTCAAGCCGCTGCTGACTCAAGGATCGGGCCGTACCCAAGTGGTGCGGATGAACCTCATCGTCAGCAACACCGCCAACGTCGAGCTCAAGATCGACCCGAGCGTCGTCCTGGCAACCCGCAACTACGTTGACTCGAAAGTGCGTGAAGAGCTGTACAAGCTCGACAGCAAGCAGTCGGTGCGCGTG